CCGGCAACTTCTAAATAACAAAGCCTGCCACTAGAACGACTGGCCTAGTGGAGCGATAAGAAAACCAGTAGTAGGAGCCATACCCGTCCCCCAGCGGAATATGAGGCCTACGTCAATCAAACAAATGATAGGGAGAAGGACTATGTCCAATTACGACTACGAGGATGAAGATGATTTCGATATGGATTCATCGAGCAATGACCTTGTAAAACAACTACGCAAAGCAGCTAAGCAAAAGGATAAAGAACTCGCTGAACTTCGTTCACAGTTTGATGGCCTAAGCAAAGCGCAACGTGAAAGAACTATCAAGGATACCCTCGAACGTCGCGGGGTAAATGCGAAGATAGCTTCGTTTATCCCACAGGACATTGAACCAACTGAAGATTCGGTGTCTAAGTGGCTTGAAGATTATGCCGATGTTTTCGGTATTGATTTAGGCCAAGCCCAAACTACGAATGTAGATCCAGCCAACGCAGCAGCGTACAAGAGAATGACTAATACAGCGGAACAGGGTATGACCCCAGACCGAGGTGCAGATGTTATGTCTCGTTTAATGAACGCTAACAGCAAGGAAGAACTGGACGAAATTATTCGTCAGTCTGGGATTTAACCCAACCCAACAAACGAAAGGTAATACCTAATGGCAATTCCAGGCGGTACCCTCACCGGTACATCGGACATTAGCGCCCTCGTAAAAGCAGCATACGATCAGTATGTAAGAATGGCACTACGTTCCATTCCTGTTATGCGCGGTCTCGCAGATGTCAAACCAGTCCAACAGGCTATGCCAGGTTCGTCAGTTGTTTTCTCTATCTATTCAGATCTAGCACAAGCTACATCTACATTGACAGAAACTACTGATGTATCAAGCATTGCTCTTGGCAACCCAAACCAAGTTACAGTAACTCTGAACGAATACGGTTCAGCTGTAACAACAACAAAGAAGTTAAACCTAACTTCATTCAACGACGTTGATTCAGCTCTTGCTGACATCATCGCGTACAACTCAGCAGACTCAATTGATGCTGTAGTAGCAGCTGTCCTAACAGGCGGCACCAACGTAATCTACGGTGGCAACGCAACTACAACAAACACAATTGATGCTTCAGACACAATGTCTGTAGCTGCGATCCGTAAGGCTGTAACAGAACTTCGCACTGCGAAGGCTGTTCCACGCATTAACGATCTATACGCTGCATACCTACACCCACGTCAGGCAGCTGACTTGCGTGCTGAATCAGGCACTGGTGGATTCCAGGCTCTAACCCAGTACGTAGACCGCACACCATTCGTAGCAGGCGCCGTAGGCGTCATCGAAGGTGCCTTCGTTGTTGAGACACCTCGTGTGCCTTACGCAGTGAACACAAACTCTCCAGCAGTAAATGTCTACAAGGCAGTTATTGCGGGTCGTGAAGCCCTAGCAGAAGCACAGGCTCAGGACATTGAGACCATCATTGGACCAGAGATTGACGCTTTGCGTCGTTTCCGCACCATTGGTTGGTACTACTTCGGTGGCTTTGCTCGCCTCCGTGAAGCAGCTCTCTACCGTATTGAGACTTCTTCAAGCCTCGGCTAATTTGAGCAACGGCAGGGGCGGGGTCAAACCCGTCCCTGTCACTATTAGAAAGGGATACCGTGTCATACCAATTAAACACTCCTTGGAACAACGAGACTTGGACTGATAATAACTTCTCTCCTTATTCTCGCCTAGCCGGTAAGCGTTTACAAGGTGGCACACCTGATGGAGTTATCGGAGTAAGTCTTACCGATGTTGCTCGTGGTATCACCTTACTTGTTAATGGAAGCGTAGTAACTGAGAACCGCACACCAAGCCAAGATGATCTATCAGATGCTGATGCCTATTATCTAGGTGGTCACGAATACACGATTAGTGATTCAGAAGCAGCAATCTTAATAGCAGCAGGTTATTCAAGTTACCTAACACCGGTGGTCTAATGAGTTTACATAGACGAACAGTTCACCTTGAGTATGTCGAAGGTTGCTTCGGCTGCAAGGTAGGAGAACTACAGTTAGATGTTGGAGCTGCCAAGAGTAATGGCGTACCAACTGCTAAGGCGCACGATAAGGAACTAGGTTCCTACTACAGCGCTATACGACAGGGAATTGAACCAGTATCAACAAAGCAAAGAGATATTGATGCTGCGGTAATTGCTAGTAATACTGCTGGCAAGGCGTTCAATGGCAACACAATGGGATTCAAAGACTAATAACTAAGGAGAAATAAATGGATAAGCCAATGATGATGCAGGAAGTTGAAACTCCTGGAGAAGTTGATCTTGTAAAGAATGTAGAAGAAGCTGAGTATTACCCAGCAGCTGATAAGCAATATCCAAATGCTCGCAAGTATATGACTTACGAGTCAATATCTACTGGCGTAGGCGGCAAGAAGTAATGGCTGGAATGATGAAGAAGGCAGCACCAAAGCCTAAGCCAAAGCCAACACCAACGCTAAAAGGCAAAGCAGCAATCAAAGAACTTCAAAAACAAACTTCTAAAAAAGGCGTAGCTTCTATGGAGAAAAAAGCCAAAGATGCTCTTGACAAGAAATATGGGTGGAAATAATGGCCGTTAAGAAACCAGGTAAGTGTCGTAAGTGCGGTAAGTCAGACAAGATGTGTAAGTGCTAGTATGAAAAAGAAGCCAGCAAAAATTCAAAAGGTAATGAAAGAATTTAAGGAAGGCACACTGCACTCTGGTAAAAAGGGTCCAGTAGTCAAGAACAAGAAGCAAGCAATTGCTATTGCTCTATCCGAAGCAAAGATGTCCAAGAAGAAAATGGGCAAGAAGAAGTAATGGCTAAGAAAGATCCACGCCTAGAGCGTGCTGGAGTAGCAGGCTTTAACAAGCCTAAGCGAACCCCAAGCCATCCAACTAAGTCACACGTTGTTGTGGCCAAAGACGGCGATCAAGTAAAGACCATTCGCTTTGGTCAACAAGGTGTAACTGGTGATAAACAACCAACTGCACGTCAAGCATTATTCAAAGCACGTCACGCACAGAACATTGCCAAAGGCAAAATGTCTGCTGCGTATTGGGCAAACAAAGTCAAATGGTAGAAAGAGGTTAATAGGTGCCAACAGGAACACCAGGATCAACTCTAGTAGCTGAACTAAACAGGCTTGCCAATGGTGGCACCTATCCCTCTATCTCTACGTATGTAGATGAGGCAAAGGCCGCACTCAACTGGGCCACTGCTCGTGGAGTTACAACTCAACACACAGATACGGTAGGTATATTAAATGACATTGCGGGGATCACGACTCCTGCGTGGCAGCATCTTGACTATAACGGTGTATGTAATTACATCGCTGGCACTACTGGTCTTACTGCTAACGCAGCTCTCCAAGGACTCACATCTTGAGTGCGACATTTAACCTTGTCTTAGAACAAGCCACAACATTTAACTTTCAGTTCCAAATCAAGAACGACTCAACTCCGTTGAACCTAGTAGGTTACACCGGCACAATGACAGTGCGCCCATTTACTGGATCAACTACTGAAACCTTAGTAGGTACAACAGCTAATGGTTATATGGTGTTTACCGCAGCCGAAGGTCGAGTAACTGTTACATTCCCAGCAACCATTACAAACATAGTGGCAGGCCGTTATGTCTACGATCTAGTATTGACAAACGGTTCAACTGTTACAAGATATTTAGAAGGTCAATTTACAGTGACTCCAGGGGTGACGGTCTAATGCCAGAAACAATTATTGTTATTGAGTCCATTACACCTCAAGTATCTGTTACATTTTCTGCTGACCAAGGACCGCAAGGCGGTCAAGGGCCAACAGGTCCTACAGGTTCGGCAGGTCCAACAGGACCAATAGGAGGTACAGGTGCAACAGGTTCTACAGGAGCAACTGGTTCAACTGGCGCCACTGGTGATACTGGTGCTACTGGTGATACTGGTCCGACAGGTAGTACTGGCCCGACGGGTCCGACAGGATCAACTGGTCCAACAGGCAGCACAGGCGTTACAGGCTCGACTGGAGCAACTGGGTCAACAGGTGCGACTGGTTCAACTGGACTTACAGGATCTACAGGACCTACGGGTCCAACAGGTAGCACTGGAGCGACAGGGGCAACTGGAGCCACAGGCAGCACAGGTGCTACGGGCGATACGGGAGCTACAGGTCCAACTGGATCTACTGGCCTTACAGGAGCCACAGGACCGACAGGACCCACAGGTGACACAGGACTAACAGGTGCAACGGGCGCTACAGGCCCTACAGGGGCTACAGGACCCACTGGAGCAGACAGCACAGTGCCAGGACCTACAGGTCCTACTGGTGCTACAGGCCCAACTGGTGCTCAAGGTATCCAAGGTGTTACAGGACCAACAGGAGCGACAGGGCCAACAGGTGATACTGGCTTAACTGGCGCCACAGGCGCCACTGGTCCAACAGGATTAACAGGTCTAACTGGAGCAACAGGTCCTACTGGACCTACAGGTGATACAGGTTTGACAGGCGCTACTGGTGCTACTGGACCAACCGGTGCTACGGGAGCAACTGGTGCTGACGCTACCGCGTTGCCAGGGATCTTAATGCTTGGCGGTATGTAGACTTCATCTATGAAGGTGAATGAATACTTTGATCGGGTTGTAGTAATAAACCTTGATCGCAGGCTAGACCGTATGGAGATACTAGGTACTCAGTTAGATGAACTAGGAATCCAGTACGAAAGATTCTCAGCAATAGATGGCAAAGAGCTTGGTATCAGTCCGGTATTAGCTGGCAAGTTAAGTCACGTTGAAGTTCTTAAAGGACAAAACGGACAAAAGGTTTTGATACTCGAAGATGATGCCAACTTCGTAGATGGATTCAATGAGAAGTTCTCAGAGGTAATGGAAACGCTACCTTGGGACTGGGACATATTCTATCTTGGTGCGCTGTTAGATAAACACACTGGCAAGTTAGAACGCTTTAATAACCACTGGCATAAACAAGTTGTTAGTACTGGTACGCAAGCCTACTGCGTTAATCCTAATAAGGTTGATTTCTTTATTGAGAAACAACTGGAGTGGGATGGCTTTGTAGATGTTTGCTACAGGGTGCTAGCTGCTGAAACAAATGCTTACATAACACAGCCTAACCTAGTAACACAATTCCCCTCATACTCTGATCTAAGAGAACGAGAGGTAGATGACTTTTGAAAGTTGCCATATACACAATCGCATTGAATGAGGAAAAACACGTTGAACGCTGGTATGAGTCAAGTAAGCAAGCCGATTACCACCTCATTGCTGACACAGGTTCAACCGACGGAACAGTTGCCAGAGCTACCGCTTTGGGTATCAATGTCATACAAGTTGGGCTTTCACCATTTAGGTTCGATGATGCAAGGAACGCATCTCTCACGGCACTGCCGATAGATATTGATTACTGCATATCGTTAGATATGGATGAAGTAATGGTTGAGGGTTGGCGTGAGGAATTAGAAAAGGCTTACGCTGACGGAATTACTAGACCTGGTTATAGATTTATCTATGCTTGGACAGAAGATGGCAAGCCAAGTGAAGAAATGACTGGCTTTAGAATCCACGCCCGTAAGGGTTATAGGTGGAAGTATCCGATCCACGAAGTACCAGATCCATACGGCATAGATGAAACAAAGAAGACTTACGACTTTCAAGTTCACCACTTGCCTGATAACGAGAAGTCTCGTGGCCAGTATCTACCAATGCTAGAGATGGCAGTAGCTGAAGATCCTAATAGTAGAAACCTTTACTATCTAGGCCGAGAATACTTTTACAAGGGTAAGTTTGAGGACTCTCTACGTATACTAAAGGGTTACTTAGATATAAGTAAGTTCCCAGAGGAACGTGGTTATGCGCTTCGCTTGATGAGCAAGTGCGATCCAAAGATGGAAGAAGAATATCTGATCCGTTCTACCGAAGAATACGGTAGCCGTGAGTCTGTTCTTGCGTTAGCGAACTATTACTACCGAACCCAGAAGTGGGACGAGTGTTTACTGGTATCACGTAAGTCATTAGAGATAACCAATAAGTCACTTAACTTCTTATCAGAACATTGGGCGTGGGGCCATATGCCTTACGACCTTATAGCAATTAGTAGCTGGCAACTGGGTGACTGGAAGACAGCGTATGAATATGGAAAGCAAGCAGTAGAGATAAGCCCAAACGATGAACGCCTAGTTAATAACTTGGCCTTCTATAAGGAGAAACTGGATGGCAACACTTAACGATATGATCTCAGAAGTGAGATCTTCACTGGCCGGCTATACGCTGCGTCAGGATCGCATCTCATATCTGACGAGTGCTATCACTACTACAGATACCGCAATTCAGATTGGCTCATCTAATAACTTGGCTAAAGGCATCATCGAAATTGATGATGAACTTATCTGGGTAGATAATTTTGATAAACAAAACAATACAATGAACGCAGCTCCAGGCTTTGGTCGTGGCTATCAAGGCACATCTCCTGCGCCTCACTCGACTAATGCTCAAGTAGTTTTAACTCCTACGTTCCCACGCACAAACATTAAGCAAGCGATCAACGACACTATTGGATCCTTGTATCCTAAACTGTGGGCAATCTACTCAACTACCTTTACCTTTAACGCATCTCAGACTACATACCCGCTACCAGATGACGCAGAGAATGTGCTCTATATGTCTTGGCAGACAACAGGTTCTAGCCGTGAGTGGCTACCCATTAACCGTTGGCGCCAAGACCTAATGGCTAACGTTGCTACTTTCAATACTCAAAAGACAATTAACATTTACGAAAACGTACAACCTGGTAGAACTATTCAGGTTTGGTATGCCGCTACCCCTCAGACAATGACCAGCGGAACTGATGACTTCACAGCAGTTACTGGTCTACCAGCATCTTGCCGAGATGTAATCGTCTATGGCGCAGCCTATCGTCTGCTTTCATTCATTGATCCAGGTCGCATCAACTTGACTTCTGCTGAAGCAGATCTTGCTGATAGCAAAGTACCAGGAGCCGCTGGTTCTTCTAACTCTCGTTATATCTATGCTCTATATCAACAGCGCTTGCAGGATGAGTCACTCAAGCTATCTGACAAGTTCCCAATCAGACTCCACTACACAAAGTAAGGCAGGCCAATGACTCGTAAGTTTAGTTCCACTAGCGTTGCTACGACACTATCGGCTGGTATCAACAGCAGTGCCACTAGCATCACCTTAGCAACTGGTACCGGCTCTGCCTTAATGGGTGGAGTAACACTAGCCGCAGGTAACGTAGACTCCTTTGGTATCGCACTAGATGTGGATACACAGAACGAAGAAGTAGTCTGGGTTACGGCAGTATCGGGAGATACGCTAACAATCGTCCGTGCCAAGGCTGGCACTTCTGGTATTGCTCACACCGCTGGTGCTTCTGTCAAGCACGTCTTTACCGGTGATGACGCAACATTCTTTACTACAGGTACTGCTACTGCTGATGCCGCAATTCCAAAGGCTTTAGTTACCGCTAAGGGTGACATTGTTGGAGCAACAGCATCTGGTGTACCAGATAACCTAGCAGTTGGTTCTAATGGTCAGATCCTTACAGCTGACTCGACTACTGCTATGGGTATCACTTGGTCAACACCAACAACCTTGTCGCTGACAATCAACGCGCAAACTGGTACTACCTACACAATCGTATCTGGAGATCTAAACAAGTTAGTTACTCTTAATAACGCAAGTGCTATCACAGTAACTATTCCTAACGGAGTCTTTAGCACTGGCCAGCAAGTTAACTTCCAGCAGATCGGCGCCGGTCAAGTGACCTTTGCCTCCGATGGCACAACTACCTTTACAGGAGTTGGAACTAAACTACGCGCTCAGTACAGCGCATCAACTCTAATTTGTACAGGAACTAATACCTTTACTCTGATCGGAGATATAGCGTAATGGCAACTACTAAAGTACTAGGGCAGTCGTATCCTTCTTCTGCTACAGCAACCACGCTATACACCTGCGGTGTAGCAGCAGGAACGGTAGTCTCGACTATCAACGTGGCTAACCTCAGCACTAACAACGATACGGTTCGTATCGCAGTACGCCCAGCAGGTGCCACGCTAGCCAACCAACACTATCAGGTTTATGGCTTAACAGTTCCTAGTAACGGTGTATTTACTTGGACAGTTGGCGCAACACTAGCCAACACTGACGTAATTACAGTTTATTCAACTAACGGTACTTGCGCTTTTAGCGCATTTGGTCAGGAGCTCTAATGTCAGTTAACTTAGTTTCCGGTGGTATTACCCCAGTATCATCTGTAGCAATTAATGCTCAGACCGGTACCTCATACACATTTGTAGCAGCTGATGCTAACAACACTCTAGTAACTCTATCCAATGCCAGCGCTATTGCGCTAACTATTCCAACTAATGCCACAGTTGCTTTTCCCGTAGGCACAGTCCTTAACTGGGCAGGAATTGGAGCAGGTCAAGTAACCTGTTCTGGCGCCTCTGGCGTTACAGTCACTTCCGTCGGTGTTACCGCCGCTACGCCTAAGACTCGTGTACAGTACAGCGGAGTATCGGCTATCCAGACCGCTGCTAATGCTTGGCTAGTGATAGGAGATATTGCCTAATGACACCAATTCTAGGCATTACCGCTTCACAGATTACTGGTCATCTTTGGTCACCAGGCAAAGACTATGACAGCATTGCAACAACTACTGTTTCAACAGCAGTTTCATCAATTACTTTTAGTTCTATACCTACTACCTATCGTCATTTACAAATTAGAGCAATTGCTAAAAATGGAACCAGTTCTTCAAATGTAATTATGTATTTTAATGGAGACAGCGTAACAACTAATTATCGAAGTCACTATATGGAAGGAACTGGTTCCGCTGTTAGTTCTGGGTCTGTTACTTCATATAATGGCATTTTTTGTTTTGGTTCTTCTCAGCCAACAAGTATTGTTGGAGCAGGCGTTATAGATATTTTAGATTATTCTTCTAGCGTTAAAAACAAAGTAACCCGTGTTTTGGGTGGAGCAGATGAAAATGGAACAGGCGTTATAGATTTTACTTCTGGTATATGGGTGAATACTTCTTCCATTACTTCAATTACTTTTAGCGTTTATAGTTCTTTTCAATCTGGAACTCAATTTGCACTTTACGGGGTGAAATAATATGGCCGCAGGAAATACATACACACAGATTGCCTCAACCACCCTTGGTTCGGCAGCATCAAGCGTTACATTCTCAAGCATTGCTGGTACCTATACTGATTTGGTACTCATTATGAACGCAGGTTCAAGTGTCAATAACGCAGACATAGACATAAATGTCAATGGAGATACTGGAGCAAACTATAGCCGTACCGTTCTTTGGGGAAATGGTACATCTACTGGGTCTGTGCGTAATACTGGTGCTTCGGTATTTCGTCTTACTTATTACGGAAATGCAACTACTGATTTTAGTTGGGTTGGCATAGTTAATTTTATGAATTATTCCAATACTACAACCTATAAGACATTTTTAAGCAAGGCTAGAAATGCTATTACTTACGGAATAAACGAGCAAGTAGGACTATGGCGTAACACGGCTGCTATTAGCAGTATGGTCATAACTAATGCAAGCGGAACTTTTAATACTGGCAGCACATTCAATCTCTACGGCATCACGGCAGCATAAGGGGAAACTAAATGGCAAATACATACACACTCCTAGAGACAATCACTGTCGGTGCTGCTGGGGCAACTACCGTTACATTCAACAGCATCCCTCAAACTGGCTACACCGACTTGGTGATTAAGGCATCTGCTAGAACAACAAAATCTAGCGTTCAAGACGATCTGGAAATCAGATTTAATGGTTTAACTACTAACAGATCTAGCCGAGATTTATTAGGATCAGGTTCTGCTGCTAGTTCAAATACTTATGCAACAGTTACTTATGCAGGCTTAGTGGCAGCAGCATCAGCAACGACAAGCACTTTTAGCAATGGTGAAATTTATATTCCAAACTACACCTCAAGCAATTACAAAAGTTACAGTTCTGACAATGTTACAGAAACTAATGCTACAAATACTTATGTGGCTTTTGATGCTGGTCTATGGTCTAGCACTTCTGCTATTACTTCGCTTACTTTGCAGGCTACATTTCCTTTCGCCCAACACTCAACCTTCTCCCTTTACGGCGTATCTGCCCTTGGCACTACTCCAACAAAGGCACCAAAGGCAACCGGCGGTTCAATCATTCAGACTGATGGCACTTACTGGTACCACGCATTTCTTAGTTCAGGCACCTTTACTCCAGCCACAGCCCTATCTTGCGATGTATTAGTTGTCGCAGGTGGCGGCGGCGGTGGTGGAAATGTGTCTAACGGTAACTCCGCAGGTGGTGGCGGTGCTGGTGGTTATCGTTCAACAACAGGATTATCAGTATCAACAGCATCAACAGTAACAGTTGGCGCTGGCGGTACAGGCGGCGTTAGCGGCGGTGTTGGCACCAACGGAAGTGATTCAGTTTTTTCAACAATAACTTCAACTGGTGGCGGTAAAGGTGGCGGTTCTCAAACAGATAATGCTACTTCTGGCGGCTCTGGTGGCGGTGCAGGCGGTTATAGCGCATCAACAATAGGTGCTGGTAATACTCCATCAACTTCACCTTCACAAGGTAGTTCAGGTGGAACTGCTACAACTTCAGGTGCTTATCGCGGAGGCGGTGGTGGTGGCGCTACTGCAGTTGGTGAAAACGGTAGTGGCACAGGCAATGGTGGCGCAGGTTCAAATGCTCTTTCATCTTGGCTATCAACTACAGGCTTAGGCATTAGCGGTTACGTTGCTGGTGGTGGTGGTGGCGGTGCTTACAACGGAACTGCTGGAACAGGCGGCTCTGGCGGTGGAGGTAATGGTGGTTACACATCAGTCGCATCTGCTGGAACTGCCAACACAGGCGGTGGCGGCGGTGGCGGTGCTGGTGCAGCAGCCGCAGGAACCTTTACTGGTGGCGCTGGCGGTTCAGGTTTAGTCATCATCCGTTACTTGGCAGCGTAAGGAGAAATAATGGACTTTACATACTTCGCACAACTAGATGAAAACAATATCGTTACTCAAGTTATTGTTGCCGATCAATCATTTGTTGATTCAATCGGTGGCACTTGGGCTGAAACCTTTATGGATTCAACAAAGAAATACGCTGGTATCGGAGATACTTACGATGCCGCAACAGACACATTTATTGCACCACCAACTACTGAAGGAGAACCAATTGTCTGATACACCTATTAAGATCGAAGTAAATTGCGCTACTGGTATTGCTGTTGAAGTTCCGCTTACTGCGGAAGAAATCCAACAGCGTGAACTAGATGCTATTGCTGCTGCTACTGCTAAGGCAGAAGCCGATGCACTTGCTGCTGCTGAGGCAGATGCTAAGGCATCAGCACAGGCTAAGTTGGCAGCCCTTGGTTTAACTGACGAGGAAATCGCAGCACTAGCCAAGTAATTCACAAAGCATTACCACCTGAGCACGTGGCTAAACTGCTTCTTTTTTATTTCTATTCTAAGGAGTTAGTAGATGGCTTATGGCGATGACATTACCGAGGGTCTGGTCTATACCCTTTCAAACCCAGCAGGATCTACTAACTACACAGCTACTGGCTACTCCTACGATATTGCTATCGCCGGTCTGCCATTCTTCATTAGCCCATTAGATGATTCACCCTATCGCCGTGTAACGGCGCAGTACCGTAAGCAACAGATTGACCAGAGCCGTGAACCAGGTGAGCAGACGCTTACTGGTTGGTGGCTACGTTCTCAGTCATCATTCCACAATGGTCAAGGTATCAAGTTCTTTGAGCCAGCTCAGGATGAATCGCTACGCTTCCAGTACACAAACTCTAAAGGCTTAGATGTATGGACTAAGGGACAAGCAACGCTATTAAAGTCTTCTACTAGCCAGCACGTAATAACAGGTGGTATTCAAACCAATGGCCGCCCTTGGCAACTGATGCGCTCTATTCAATGGGCAACTAGCGGTAATACCTATAACGGTGTGCTATTAACCGATGAGTACGATGTAGATAAAGTCTTTCCAGCAATTACAGTATCTATCAACAACAAGGCCCTGACTTCTAACGTAGCAACACTGACCACTACAGCAGCACACGGCCTATGTACCGGTATGGAAATTGTTATTACTGGCGTGGATGCTACTTTTAATGGTACTTATCGCATTACTGGTGTACCTACAACAGTTACCTTTACCTATGCCAAGATAGCCAGCAATGTAGCATCAACTGCTGTATCTCCAGTAGGTACAGGTGTTGCTGAAATTATTCACTTTGTTGACTACAACTCTGGCGCAGACTATCCGGTATTTGCAATCTGCGATGATGGAGTCAACGCTTACTGGGTTACAAATAGATTAGTTGGCGCAAATCAAAGACTAACTGTGTATAAGAAGCCATTAACTGGTGACTCAACCACCGCAGAAACTCAAATGTTCCAATCAAGTACAGTTGCAACCGACAACGCTGTTATGGAATATACCAAAGAACGTATCATTATGTGCGTTAACGACAAGGTGTATGAGTTCCCAACCAACCAATCATCTATGCCTACTGCGGTCTACACTCACCAAGACCAAGACCATATCTTTACTAGCGTAACCTCATCTGGTACTGCTATCTATGTATCAGGCTACAGCGGTATCCAATCTAATATCTACAAGTTTACACTTGATACCACTACTGGTGCTATGCCTACATTGGCACAAGCAATTACCGCAGCTGAATTACCAGTAGGTGAAACAGTATTTAAGATCTCTTACTACCTAGGCTATATGTCTATCGGCACAAACCTTGGTATGCGCGTAGCGCAGGTATCAGATCAAGATGGATCTATTGCCTATGGCCCATTACTCTTTGAGACTGAGCAGCCTGTCTATGACTTTGCCTTCCGTGATAAATATATCTGGGCAGCAACTGGCGTTGATGGTCAAGTCGGCGTTACTCGTATCAACCTTGGTACTGAGATTTCCCCATTAGTATTTGCCTATGCTTGGGATCTATATGATCCAGCTGATGTTCTAGGTACCAGGACAACAGCTTCTGCTTTTATGGGAGACACTAACCGCTTAGCGTTTTGTAACGCTGGCAATGGAACCGATGGCAAGATCTATATTGAGTCAGCCACAACACTATTAGCTGAAGGTTATTTGCGTACTGGTTTCGTGCGCTATAACACACTTGAAAATAAGATCTTTAAGTTACTACAACCACGCATTGATACCACTAATGGTGCCTTTGATATTGAATCCATTGACGCTAACGGAACTCCATACAACATTGGTACCTTTGCTCAGGGAGATACAGTTCCTGAAGTCAACGTTAACTACCCAGTAGGTGCGCAACAGTACTTAGGCTTTAGATTTACTATGTACAGATCAACCAATAACAGTGCGCTAGGGCCACTCTTTACTGGCTACCAGATCAAAGCACTACCAGCTATCCCACGTCAGCGTTTAATTCAGTACCCAGTAATGTGTTATGACCACGAGATGGATAAGTTCAACAACGAAGTTGGATATGAAGGATCTGCCTATGCGCGTATGGCGCAGTTAGAGTCAGTAGAAAACCTTGGAGATACCATCAGAGTAGAAGACTTCAGAACTGGTGAGTCTTATATTGGACTCATCGAGGAGATGGACTTCATCAACAAGACCCCAACAGATAAGCGATTCACCGGTTTCGGTGGCTTGCTACTAGTAACTATCCGGAGCGTGTAATGCAGGCACAAGACTATGCGACAGTAGCGTTAGCGGTATCTACAATTATTGGTGGCTTTGTTGGAGTTGTGCGATGGTTAGTTAAACATTACCTAACAGAACTGAAACCCAATTCTGGATCAAGCCTCAAGGACTCCGTTACAAGATTAGAAACCAAAGTAGAAATTCTCTATCAAATGATGATACAAAAGAAATGAGTGATACCTGTGACGATTGCCAAACGAGCCACACCTGCCGCTATTGCTGTCCTGCGACAAGCGACAGCACACTGTCCGAAGCGCAAGAAAGCTAGCGACGGGTTACTACCTAGCGCAGCACATATATCTGCTAGCCCTACTAGCGATCACAATACTGGATACGCAGTGGATTTAACCCACGATGTAGTAGGTGGTATTGATTGCAAGCAGATCTTCCAGTATCTAAAGGGTGACAAGCGCGTTAAGTACTTGATCTTCCAGGGCAAGATCTGGTCAAGAGATCGTATGAATGAAGGTGACCGTGACTATGACGGTTCCAATAAGCACAACAAGCATTTACATATATCTATTAACGATAAGTATGGCAATGATGTTTCACCTTGGTTTCCCTGGTTAGGGAAGCCATCGGTGATTTCTAAGGTAAAGGCTAAAGTACCTAAACCTTTACCTAAGAAGAAGGAAGTCCCATCTCAGAAGGAGAACTAATGGATAAGAAACTACAAGCAATGTTCGCTACGTATTTACGTGCGGGAATTGCATCAGTAATCGCACTATTCCTTGCCGGAGTGACAGAACCAAAGGCACTAGCAATGGCAGGTCTTGCTGCTATCGCAGGTCCACTGCTAAAAGCATTAGATCCAAAAGCCGCAGAGTTTGGTCGTGGGTCTAAGTAACCCATAGCAACGCGAGGCAAAAGGCCCTCCACCCTTACGGGTGGGGGGTTCTTTTTTTATGTCAAAAAGTTGGGCAGTTTAACATCGTACCCAGGATCAGCACTTGAGATTCGGGAGATCTGCTCCCTATTCCGCGTCAACGGGACACGGAACTGTTACTAGATTACCACAGTTAACGCATACTGCGTCAAGGAAATACCAGACCATTTCGTGGTCTTCAAAAGAACACATAACATTAAAGACTTGTGAGCCACAAGGACAGACGTGTATTGGGCCTAGCTCCCGAAGGTCGCTACCAAATACTGGTGGTAATGGGCTAGAGTTTCTTGACAGGGTTGGTAGACGGAGCCAGCGCAGTAGCCCTGTAGTACCCCTATCGCGCCCCGCAAGGGGGCGCTCACCCCGTTTAATTCGCCTCACGGCTCATATTGTAGCCAAACCAGTAGCGTGTCTCTAGTAAGACACGCCGATCTCTAGTAAGATTCTAGTATGACTACGATCTCAGCTATACAAACGGACTATTACGCCGTGCTCTGCGCTGACTCGCAGATCACAGAGGACAACCTAATAAGTACCTCGACTAGTACACCCAAGATCGTCGAGGTGGGAAAGTTTCTAATAGGCATTTCCGGCGATATACGCCCAGGAGATATACTTACCTACAATTGGAAACCACCAGCATATCGCGGTGAGAATCCAGTAACATATATGGGCGCCAAGGTGATACCTAGTATCATCTCAGCGTTTAATGAAAACAACTACGAGTGGAACAAGGTGGAAAAAGATGGTGGCTTTGATTATCTCTTTGCTTTTAACGGTAATATCTTTAGGGTTGCTTGTGATCTCTCTTTTTTCCAAACAGATCACGGAACTTATGGCATTGGTAGTGGTGGGCAGCTTGCTCTTGGCTACCTGTATTCAATCCGCAAGTCTGATATGGAATTAGATTACCTCAAGCGACACGCCCGTCGTGCTGTTGAGATAGCTTCAGTCCTTGACTCTAATACTGGTAAGCCTTTACAGTTGGTGGTACAAGAAAAGCTATAGGAGGTAGCGATGGAAAAGACTATGGAGTATGCGCTTAACGAAGCGCTAGAGATGGGTTACAAGGCCGCTGGCATTAACTCATTTAATGAAATGGCTTTAAGAGAATCACTTGCTCAAGATATTGAATCATTCACTTGCGTTGATGGTTGCGGTGAATGTGATTACTGCAAAGGTTTATTCCAAGCAGCAAACCTGGTAAGGGGAACTTCTCGTGAGCGACTTTACTGATCCAAAAGAATTACTACTAACAGCACTACGCAGTGCTGATGCTAAGAAGTCTCGTTCAACACAGGTACAGATAGGACCATCAGAGGTTGGTGGTTGCCGTCGTAGGGTCTGGTACCGGTTGAATGAACAACCAGAAACAAATGATAATCAACTAAAGCTCGCTGCCATTATGGGTACTGCTATCCACGCAGAGATCGAGAAGGCGCTAGCCGGTAACGATAAGTTAATGATCGAAGCTGAAGTTGAGTACGATGGAATGAAAGCCCACATAGATTTATATGTACCAGAGACTGGCGATGTAATTGACTGGAAGACTTCCAAGTTGAAGAACTTGGGTTACTTTCCGTCAACACAGCAACGCTGGCAGGTGCAGCTATATGGATACCTCCTATCCAAAAACGGTTACGTAGTCAACCGAGTGTCGCTAGTTGCGATTGCTAGGGACGGCGATGAAAGAGACGTCAAGGTTCACACAGAACCTTACGACGAATCTATAGCACTAACTGCACTCGGTTGGCTCGCAACTGTTAAGGAATCAAAGGAACTCCCAGCACCAGAAAAGGATGCTAGTTACTGCCAGCATTACTGCCAGTTCTACGACGCATCTGGTGAGATGGGATGCGATGGTCTAAAAAAAGAACGTACCGCAGTCAGTGATATAATCATTGATGATGCGGATGTTGACAAGAACGCACTGCTGTACTTACAGTTAGGGCAAGCAATAAAGGAGCTAGAGAAGCAACAAGATTCTCTGAAAGAATCCTTCATAGGTTTACTAGGTACTACGCAAAGTGGTATCGAAGTAAGTTGGTCAACTATTAAAGGTCGCGAGACCGTTGATAGTAGCGAGGTAGAAAAACTATTAGGTTTCGTACCTAAGAAGGTAAGCGCTGAGAGTCAGCGTTTATCTGTTAAACAAGTTGGAGGTAACTAAATGGCTACAGAAGGAACAAAGTTCCAAGTCAACTACAAGTTAGCTGACGGAACACTTATCAATCTTTACGCAGCAGATGTGCGTGAACTAGAAGCAGGACTTGCTGATATTGCAATGAACGCACTGAACATTATTACTACTGGCAAAGAACTATCACAAGGATCAGTAGCACCAGCTGCTGTATCACCTACAGTTTCTGGTATCGCAGCACAATTCAAAGAGCCAGCACCAGTAGCAGCAGCACCAGCAGGTGCCGGTAACTCCTGTAAGCACGGCCCTATGGCCTATAAGACAGGCGTATCAGCCAAGGGTCCTTGGCAGGGCTGGATGTGTTCAACTCCGAAGGGTGCACCTGATAAGTGCGACACTATCTGGGTTAGATAACAAATGCGGGGGCCGCAAGATTATGAAGCTCCCAGTTGTGCCGAAGTCGGTGGTGATTTTTGGTTTGCGGAAAAAGATGTTGACGATAATGAGTTAAAGGTAATCAATGATTACAACTTTGCTAAGTCAATATGTAATAGATGTATCCATAAAATCGAGTGTGCCGAATGGGGTTTAAGGAAAGAAGCCTGGGGTATGTGGGGCGGTCTTTCACCAAAGGATCGAAAAGAAATCCGTAGACAACAGAATATATTCCTTGAAGGAGATAGACGTGCTTGATCTTTCCCGTGCTTGGGGTGGTGTGCTCACTAGAGCAACTCCCCTACCGGATGTATGGGCTGGCTTAGCTGCCAAAGAGATCAAGTTCAGGCGTGGGCAAGTATGTATGGTTGCCGCAGCACCTAATGCTGGCAAGTCAATGTTCGCATTGGTTTACGCAATTAAGGCAAAGGTGCCTACGCTTTTCTTCTCAGCTGATACTGATACAACAACCGTGATGATGAGGGCAGCATCCCACGTCAGCGGTCACTCACAGATCTCTGTAGAAAATAACTTAGCAAACGATAGTCACTACTACGATTCTCGCTTTGAGAAGTTAGGCCACATCAAGTGGGTCTTTGATTCATCACCATCTATTGATGATCTTGAGTTAGAGATACGAGCATACGTTGAACTATATGGTCACGCACCAGAGCTGATCGTAATAGATAACCTAATGAACGTAACAGCAGAGACTGACAATGAATGGGCAGGACTACGTGCGATTATGATGGAGTTGCACGATATGGCACGCAAGACAGAAGCGTGCGTACTGGTACTGCACCACGTATCGGAACAGAGCGAGTATGGAAGTCCGACCAATCCACCACACCGTCGGGCGATTCACGGCAAGGTAAGCCAACTACCGGCGTTGATCTTGACTCTGGGTTACGACCCAGGACAGGCAACACTGAAGGTGGCTGCTGTGAAGAATCGTTTTGGACCACACACAGCTGATGCTTCTAATTACGCACAGCTACTAGTAAACTATGCGGCGTGCCAGATTAGTGATGAAGACCAATTTGGTAGGATGTTAAGACGAGATGCGATGGTTGGTTACCAAGGAGGATATATTGTCCAAGACTGAGATGGCTTATGTTAAGAATCGTATTGCTAAATTAGAGAAAGACTTTATGGCTTTTGCTTCCTTGTTAATTCAAGCAGGCATTGTCCGTGTAGATGAGCAAGATGGAGAACAAGTATTTGCGGTCAATAAGGTAAAGCTAGATGGCTAATCCTAATGGGCGCAAAGGTGCCAAGTTCGAGACAGATGTTATGCGGTGGTTACGCGATAAAGGCGTAAGCGCTGAACGTCTGACAAAGGCTGGTGCCAAAGACGAGGGTGATTTGGTCGCTGTAATAGCGGGAGAAACGTTCATCCTTGAACTCAAGAACCGAGGTACATTATCACTGCCGGAGTTCTGGAGAGAAGCTGAGGTTGAGGCGCTTAACTACGCTAAGGCTCGCGGTAAAGGGGAAGTACCGCTGCACTATGTAATAGTTAAGCGTCGCAACTCAGGCATTGAGAACGCTTGGGTAATCCAAGATCTTAAACAATGGATAAAGGAGAAGGAATAATGCCAGTACCACAAGGAGTAATCAGCACATCAGAAGGCCCAGTAGATCCAGAAGTCGTACAAGAAGTCGTACAAGAAGATGTACAGATTTTAGAAGAAAATGTACAATTAGATGAAGCAATCATTGAGGCTGATGCAGAAGAAGCAGTAACAGAATACGATGACATTAACTCGGATCAAGCGTGACTACCAAGATAGGTTTACCCATCAATCGCCAAAGACTTAAAGGTTTAGGCGTTGAGCACGCTAAGAACACCTCATTCGATGAGGGTTACAACGCTGGCTTTGATGCTGGAGTTGCCTACCAAAAGATTCAAGTTGAACTACAGAAAAGCAAAGAGGCTAGCAATGATGTGCTCTAACTGCATCCAAGCCGGTGCTGAGAACACACTAGGACACCTGAAGCGTGCCGCCCATAAGCACGAGAAGTGCGATATGAAGGGGTGCGTATGTCAACACAAGACTGGTCCAGGGTACGTAAGAACAAAGGATTCAAAGGTTCCGTTGATGCGAACACAATCCCCATAGGGGCTATTGTTGCCAGCTTTGGTGGTGAAGTAAGAGAAGG